TCTATATCTGCTCTGCATTCCACTCTATTTGCGTTATATAAAGTGGGGTTTGTAATGGTCTTGCTTACACTTGCGTTACCTCCTGATGTACTAATATTTGCGTTGAAGAATATAACTTGTACTCCTCCGATCTCACTAGTTCCTGATAGTGTAGTGCTCTTATTAGTTTTTAACATATTAATCAATCCTTTCTATTTTTCTATGAAATTCATTTTAAGACCTGACCATTTGGGTACTCCATTTATAAAACTATATGCAGGAGTAGTTCTGTCCCCAACATACATAGTTTTAGTTATTAAAGTTCCAGCTTGAGGGTCTGGAAATTCAGCTGTAAAAAATATAGCACTTACTGCATTTAATAGTGCAGAGATTTGTGCAGGCTCTAAAGGCCCCCACTCACAATTCAATTTTCTTTTAACTGCTATCCGATCCCTAGAAAGTTCACCATTTGCATTTCTGTTACTTTCTCCATCCAAATCACTTATTTCTACCTCAAAAGTTTTAGGAGTAGCAATTGCCACCCCATTGATTTTAAGCATATTACCACTCCTTTATATTGGCATTAAAGTTATGCCACCTTGTCTTTGCATTTTTCTTAATTGTGCCAGGGCTACTTTACCAATAACACTACCATCTATAGTTAATATTAAATCCCCACTAATACCAGCACCTTGTCCACCTTTAGGCATTCTAGTTGCTACCTTTTCGGCGAGTTGTGTAATCCATCCCGTATTATTTTCGAGTGGCATTACAGCTTCTTTTCCGGCTTCACCAGCCACAAACATTTGAGCACTATCAACAATACCACCTCTTGCAAGTCTCGGCACATCTATAGGTGATATAGTGGATATGTCAACTCCTGGTATCACATTAATTAAATCAATTGCACCATTAATTGCCCATATAAATCCGTTTATAGTAGTCTCTGCAAACCCTATTATACCGTTGACTACGAACTTAAATGCCCCACCTATAGCTCCGCCAATGGCAGAACCTATATTTGTGAATTGCTCTTTTATAGTGCCCCATACTCCACCAAAGAAACTCCCTACACCACTGAACACTCCTTTAATTGCTATCCAGGCATTGCTAAACGTATTACTAAACCAGGTTACTGTACCGTTGAATATTGCAACTATACTATTCCATAAACCACTAAAGAAATTAGCTAATGGTTGTATTACATTTGTATTAAACCAGGATGCTACAACTTGCCATATTGTAACTATTCCGGCCCATACACTCGTCGCAACTTCTTTTACTTTATCCCAGTTCTTAACTAGCAGAACTACTATTGCTATAACAGCAACTATTGCCAGTATTACTAATCCAATAGGGCTTGTTAAAAATGCTACTGCTGCACCAAATGCCCACGTAACAGCTGTTGCTATTCCACATACTACATTCCATATTCCAGTGGCTACTGTCATTGCTGTAGTTGCTAAGGTATCTGCTATTTTTAATCCAGTATTTATTACAAATTGAGCTGCTTGTTTTACCATTGCTCCTATTCCACAAATTACATTCCAGGCCCCAGTAGCTAATGTCATTGCCCCGGTTACTGCCTCATCTTTTATTTTTAATGCTATATTTATCACAAATTGTGCTGCTTGCTTTACTAAATGTCCTATTGCACAAGATGCTCTCCATATTCCATTAGCTGCTGCCATTGCTCCGGTTACTACAGCATCTTTTATTTTTAATGCTATGCCTATTACGAATTGTGCTGCTTGCTTTACTAAAGCTTTAATACTATCACCTATTGAGACAACAAAAGCCTTTGCACTTAATATGGTGCCTTTTATTGTTTCAATTTTATCTAGCACCTTAGCCTTTGTGACTGCTATAAAACTTCCCTCTAATACTTTTAAAGTTTTTATGACACCACCACAATTGTTAATAAAGGACATTAGCTCTATTACTTTCCAAGCTGCAAAGAATCCGGCTACAGAAAATGTTATTGCATCAACTACAGATTGGTTATCGCTCATCCAAGCTCCAATAGTGCTTAATACATCAGCTAGTCCATTAAGTACATCTACTATTACCCCACCTGTCCATGATGCTATAGGTGCTAAGAAGCTAGTCCATAACCACTCTCCTAAGTCCATGAAAGATTGTAATATAGGATTTAGCACATCAAATGCACCTGCTAATACTCTAAAAAAAGCAGGCAGTGCATCTTCTATTGTCCATTGTGCAAGAGGTGCTAATATATTAACTAAAAGCCAGTTTATGACAGCCCCTATTTTATCTATTATTGGTGAGATTGATTCCTTTAAGCCATTAAATGAATTAATCAAGGGCAAGAAATTAATAGAATTGACCCAGGTTTTTATTTTATCTGCCCAACCTGTCAATGCACTATCCGTATCAGAAGTATCCACTGCTGGAGTTGCTATTGCCGGCACACCTGAAGAACCTACACCGCTTGATCCACTATCACTATCACTTTTGCTAAGAGAATTGATTTCATCAAATCCACCTAAAAGTCTATTCATCTCCTTTGCAGTTTTTTTCGCTGTATCTCCAGTATCCGCAAGGGCACTATTATAGCCTGTTTGTGCATCTGTAGCCCCTACAATAGCGCTTGTTTCATTGCTCTTACCAAGTAAAGCCTGCATAAAAGTGGCAGCATACCCTGTAACAGTTCTTAACCCCATCGCAAAATTACTTAATATAGGTAATACAACATTAAGTATAGGTAAAAAAGCATTTCCTAAGTTAAGAGCCACATCTTTTAATATAGCCACTAACTGTTGCAGACTAGAGTTAGTATTGTTAAATACAGCCCCACCAAACTTATTAGTAGTCTGCTCAAGGATAGAAAATAATCTTATCTGTTGCTGGGTTTTATAATCCAACTGATCCCATGACTTACCATTAGCAAGTTTCTTAAATGCATTGGTAGCTTCCATTGCCCCAACCTGTGCATAAATTCCTAAATCTTCAATAGCCTCTGTGTTACCTAATAACCCTGATCTAATTCTCTCCATTACATCAGTCATAGTTCTACCTGTACCACTTGCTATGACAGAAGAGGCTTTTAGTAGATCCGTTGTATATTGCATAGTCTGTGCTGTGCCACTACTAAACCCACTTACTAAATTACTAAAAATAGCACCAAAATTCATAGCATCAGATTGAGACATATTAAAGGCCAAGGCACTTTCTTTAGACCACTTTAAAAACGAGTTCGTGCTTTCACCCATAGTACGAGTTATTTGTTGGATAGATCCTTCAACCTTCATAGCCGATTTTACGCTATCTAAAAATATCTTTCCTATACCTATAGCCGCTACTGTTCTAGCAAGACTGCTAAATATGCTCTTTACTTTGCTAACTTGATTATTCATAGCTCCAGTTGCTCTTTTAACTTCATTCTGTGCCTGCTGCATAGCATCCTTGAAAGGTTTTATATTTGCTTCTATAACTACCTGCAGTTCTTCTAGGGTCATATACTACTCCTCCTTTCTTTTCAATTTTGCGTTATGTCTGAAAGTGAATTCCTCCATTTTTGCCTTGTATAAATCCACGGCCTTTTTACTTTCTATCTCCTGATTATCTTCCGTCTTGAAAAGCTCAGGGAATAATTTATTAGCGGGGGTAATTCTAGCTTTCTTATCCATCAAGCAAGCCACATTTTCACCTATCCATTTTGCGAGAGCAGAATCAAGTAGTATCTGCATCTTAATTTCTGCTGTCTTTTCCTCTGAATCTAATTTGACTTTTCTGTTATAACTTTCAATTAAATCAAATATTTCTTGTAAAGAAGAATCCCAAAATAAAGAAGGACCATACCCCATATCTAAAAATTGTGGGTATAGTCCTTCTATTAAATCAGTAAAACTCTTTAACTCTCCAGTAGTTCCTTCGCTTCCTCCTGCTTCGCTTCCATTAGCTCCGCTTGGGCTTCTGTAAAAAAACCGCTTACCTGATAAATATCCATAAATACACTAGTGAAAAATTCAAGTTGTGATCCACCCGCATCAATATATTTATCAAATATATTATCCATATCACTTCTTTTCACATTAGCATTAAAGTCTTTCATAGCTGCATGAGTAACAGTAAGCATTGTTGATAATGGAGGCATACCACCATTACCCATAACATTTATTAAGCTTGCACCTAACTTTTCCTCTAGCTTGCAGATAGAAGAAGTCTTAAGCTTTAACTTATATTCTTCCTCCGCTACTTCCCAAGTTGCAAATTGTTTTCTTGCCATCTATATCACCCTTTCTTATTTTATACTGGATCTGTTATATCAATTTCACTTTGTAATGCCATCGCAAGAGTAAAGTCTATAGGATCGTTAACACTGCCACCACTTACTTTTATATTAACTTGTGCATCCCAGGCAAAAACTGTACCGTCTGGAAAAGTCTCCTCAAAACTTACTTTAGTCTTTGCATCTTGTAGAGCTCTTAATACTCTATAAGGAGAATCTGCTTTTCCATTCTCGTACTTGAATGTAAATTCCAAGTCACCATAATCCCCGATCCCAAACTCATACTTCTTTGTGGTATCAGCAAGAGTTGTATTTTCTACTTTTTCTGGGTCACTTCCCATCTCTGGTACTTCCTTAAGCCCTGCTAAATTAGTAAAAGTTGTTTCCACACCCTTTTTATAGCCTAATTTAATTCCATTAGCTAACATTTAATCATTCCTTTCCTTTTAAGGGTTGTAAACCCTCATATTATTAACATCTATAGTTCCTTCAAATCTCATTACTTTATGTTTAAGTTGGCTTGCATCAGGAACATCCATACACTGAGTTCTCTTTAGCCCTAATAGAGAAATTACCCCATCTACTGCAACTGCAATATCTGAGGTACTTCTATTATTCCAAATATCTATTTTGTATCTAACATAAGCTTTCTGCTCTTTATCATCTGTTTTTTCCCTAGTTTTATTATCCTCTTCTATATATTGAACTACAGGAAATGTAGCCCAATCACTAGGGTAAGAATCATTAACATTACTGGATATAGTCTTAAGAGCAGTACTAATTATTGGTTTTATATTTATCATTACTTAGCCACCTTTCTTATAGCAGCCTTAACATCATCTTTGATGTTCTTTATAACTTGATCTTTATTATTTTTTAAAGCTGGATACATATAAGGTTGTGCTGGTACTCCTACCCAATCCTCTTTATATGATACGGAGACCTCTGTATTTGTATTAGTTTCTGCACCTTTTTGACCAGTTCCAAATTCCATGTATGCTGCATGATCTGAGTTAGTATAAACTATACCTCTTACTCTACTTTTGTTTGATTCAGTTCTACGATGTATACTCTTCCTTAAATCACCAGTATCCACAGGAGCTAACAACTTTGCTTCACCTTGTACCAGCTTTATATTTTTAGACATAGACTTCCTTACTGTATTTTCTACATCTCCCCCAAGTGATCCCAGCTTCTTAAGTAAACTATCCAAGCCCTTAATTTTTGTACTACTCATATGATCTTCTCCAGTTCAATAAACTTATGACTATAAGGTTTAATAGAAATGATTTTATAATCAGGCGTGCTCGTACTTGCTACATACACACAAATTCCATCACCTTCTACTAATCCCTCATTGCCATCATAGAGCATATTCATAATGTACTTTAATCTCTCTCCATATATCTCAGCCTGGAGCTTACCACTTGCAGGCCATATATTAGCTTCCACTTCTATAGAGGTTGTAGAATAACTAGGATACTTTCCGCCTTCGTCATCTTCTATTACAACTTTTCTTTTAAGGTAATATTTCTGTTTGTTCCGTACTCGCATTAGCTACTCTTGCCCCCTTTAGAAGTCTGAAAACATTTAGCCTAGACTTAATAGATGCAGGTATTTCGATAGAGTATGAAACAGATATGCCCCCTTCACTCCTGGAACTTTCTCCCTCAGACCCTTGTCTATTATAATAAGTAATAGCAAGTTCCCTCTTTAGTCCCTCCACTTTGGCAATAAGGGCATCTCTGTTTGTATAATCTAATATCTCATTACCTGCATCCTCCAAAAGCATATTCAATAGATCATCTTTTGAAGTATCAGTCTTGCTTAGGCCTAACCTTATTTTTAATTTTTCTAATTGAGTCAAATAAACCACCTCATTTCAAAGAAAGGGTAGATTACTCCACACCCTCTAATAATTTGATTAATTCATCCTTGGTTACCTTTGAACTATACTCTATACCTTTTTCAGTGCATAAAGTTTTAAGTTCCTCTACCTTCATAGTTGAATATGTTGATTGCTTTTCTTCAACCTTCTTTACTTCAAATCCGTTACCCTCAAACCATGCAGCAAACCATTTACTTTCCGTTTCTGTTTTTCCCTTAATGAAGTTACACGGACCATATTCTCCATTAAAATCATTATTGCTTTTATCTTTAAATTTTATTACATACATTTTAAATCCCACCTTATATTTTAATTATTGAACTTTAATATTCCTCAATACTCCAGCTGCTCTGGTTTTCTTTAAAACAGCTGCTGCAATCATTTCTACTTCACCTTTTTTTACAGCTCCTGCTGTTTTAAAATCAGGCAACCAAGTTTTAATTACTTTTCCTCCCATTGGTGAAGCTGCATGCAATCCATCTAGTCCAAGTCTTACAGCATAAAGGTCGGTTAATCCGGTTGTTGAAGTACCTACAGTTCTTGTAACGATTGGAACTACTGGAAGAGTATTTGTTCCATTGTAGAAATACTTTAAATCAACTAATGGAATTCCGTTATAAGCTTCTACAGGTCTACCAAATCCATCTAGTGTTTTATCTAAGTAACCTGTTCTTCTAGCTGCTTGCTTTATTCTAGTAATTAACTTTGTATTACCCATTAACATATCTGGTGTTCCATCTAGTTCAGCAAGTAATTCGTCTAATGCATCACATAATAATTTAGCGTTAGTATCTAAGTTAGTTGCACTGGATACGTCAATTACAGAGGCTGTACCTATCTCAGTTACAGATCCTACTAACATTTTATCTAATCCGTCAAAACCTTTTACAGCCTTATCCCCTGTTATTAATTGATTATGGAAGGTATTAATTGTTGCCTTAATCTTTTCTTGGAGTTGGAAATTAACTTCATTTACTGCACCTGCAGTATCAGCTATTACCCTATCAATATCAAAAGTTCCACCAAATATTTTTAAATCTACTATTTTATCTTGTCTGTCTGCAACCTGTGGAGTATATTCAGTGTTAATATCTCTAAATGTTGCTGTAGCTGGACTCTTTAATTGAATATAGCCATAGGTTAAGGTACTTCCACCTGTTCCTGGTGATACAGTGTCATCAAATGTCATCTTATCTAATAATAGAGACCCTCTTCTAAATTCATCAGTTACTGTTTGATCAATCTTATTGGTCATTCCTACTTTTGCTTGCGCTAATGTTATTGGCATTTTACATCATCCTTTCAATTTTTATTTATAATAATCTTCTAACGCACCTTCTAGCGTTGACGGGGTACCTTTTTGACCTCCTACTTTTGGAGTTCCCCTTCCTCTTAACTTTTCATTAACTGCTTTCTCTACTGCACTTTGAAATGCTTTTTCAACGCTCTCTATTGATTTACTGCAGGTATCAGCATTTTCATAGTTAAGAATATCTACTAACTCCTTAGGGATTCCTTTTTCTGCTAGAGTTTCATAAGCTTGTGCCTTAAGTTCTCTAGTATTAATATCTTTCTCTCTCTTTCCTAGATCTGCTGCTCTTTTTTCTTCTGCATACTTTGCCTTTTCATCAGCATTCATCTTTGCAAGCTTTTCAGCTTCTGTCTTAACATCTTCTAACTTAGAGTTATAATCTGTTTCCCACTTACCTTTAGCAGTTTCAAGAGCCTTTGCTATTTTCTTATCAAACTCACTTTGGTACTTTTTATCTCCTTTTAAGATATCATCAAAGGATTTATCATCTCCCTCTGCTCCTTCTCCAGTGCCTTCACCTGTACCAGGAGAACCTTCTCCCCCTGTTCCATTATCAGCACCATTTGTTCCTGCTCCTGAATCTGCCTCAAGTAATTTTCCCATACCTAATTTGTGTCTTAGGTTTAAATTTTGTATAAACATATATCCTCCTAGCCCACCATGTTCAATGCCCATGATGTTCAATTTATTTAAGCAGTTTAATGCCTTGCTCAGGGTATAATAAAAAGCCTTAGTTATCTAAGACTTAATTACCTTACTGTTCTATTTATCTTCTTTTGATGTTCTTTTATAAAGTCCAAAACTATTCGCCCAATTTCCTTTCCATCTATTAGCAGCACGCCCAATTCCCTTTTCATACCACAATCATTGGTATCTTTAACTGACACCTCTGCTAATTCCATATCGATCTCTAATTCGTCTGGTTCAAATTCTAATTTTACTGTTGGTACTGTACCCACAGAGACATTAAATTCCACACCTTTACAACGTGTTAGTTCTTTTCCATCAATAATCACTCTAGTGGTACCTGGTAAACCGGATTTAATTACTACCTTACTCATCTTCTTTTACCTTTAATTATGTCCGCTATAGTACTTACAAGAATTATAATTACTATAGTGCTACAGATTATTAATGTTACCTGTGTTATTGTTGACATTTTAAATTCCCCCCTTATTTTTAGGTATAATAAAAGCACCTACATATGTAAGTGCTTTATAAACTAGTATTTACTTTCCGCCTGGCTTCCATTTATGACCACAATTTAAGCAGGTAATATATATTTTATTCTTACCCATCATTCCTGTAACAGCTCCTACTGGTAAAGCAACCACACTACCAACCAATGCTTTTCCCAGGCTAAAACCCTTTTTATTTGCACTTATAGAAGTACTGCCGCATTTAGAACAATGTACAACATTATCATTTTCTACTTTTTTAGTACTCACCTCTGAATAAGAGGCTCTTACTCCCGCTAGTTCTTGTTTAATCTTTTTCTTTCTTTCCTTTTCCATTTGTAAAAATTCTTTTTCAGGCATTTCATCAATGCTAATTAGTTTTGCGACCTCATTGAAGAATTTTATTAAGTCTTTTGGTTTATTTGAAATAAGCACAATTTTTTCTTCGCTAAGTACAGTTGTATACAATATCAAATTATTCTTATCTATCTCAATATTGATTAATTCCCCTATAGGTATAAACACCTTTTTGCTGAAGGCAGAATCAAAATATACACCATTATCCATCACTGATAGATTGCCTGAGTTTCCTGTTTTTAAATAGTTAAGTCCATTTGAGTGAGTTACTATTATCATGCATTTAACTCCCCTTATGCCACCGGATTCATGTTTTAATTGTTTAAATTCTGATTTATCAACTAACATATACAACCCTCCATATATTACTAATTAATATAATTATATAGGAAAACTAGATATAATAAAAGCACCTACTCATTTATCTAAGTAAGTGCCCCTAGTCCTTTATATGATTAGGACAATTTAAACATATTTCCTTGTAATTTTCTATTTCTCTTACTCTTTCAGGAACAAATCTTTCAGGAGAATTATCTTCTGCTGCCATTGCAATATCAAAACATTCTCCATCACCATCAATTTCCTTCGTTAGTAGAGGACACATTACTCTTCTCATACTTTAATAACACCTCCCTGATTTTCTTAGGATCTCCTTCAAATTCATCTTCTTTATAGCAGGTACGTATATAATTATTTTCTTTATTTACATATGCAGCGCCATGTACCCCATAATAATTTTCATACATCCCATTCCATTTTGTAATGGAAACTTTAGATTTGTTAATAAATTCTAGGGCTTCACCCTTAGTAACACCATGATTTCTCTCCTTATTAACATGCTCATCATCAAATCCTAATCCAACAATATCTATCTCTTTTGCTGGAACATGTATATTCCCTTTAATACCTAAGTCTTTTAATTCATTTCTTATTTCATAATGTATTTTATTAGCCTTTGGATTTTCAAACTTATACTTATAAAATTCTTTTAACTTTTGATATTCACTGCTATTATTATACTTCAAGTCCTTGAACTCTTTCAATGATTTTGGAGATTCTTTTCCTAAAACTTCCTTATACATTTTATGCTGCTTCATATCAGAGGATCTATTCTTAATCATCCTCTCAAAAGTTTCAGCTTTTTGTGGTCCATATTTATCTATTACATGCTCTTGGTACCACTCTTTATAATTCATATTTTTATCGAGTACATAAGGTTGTCCAGTCTGTGGATCCCTTGCTCTTCTTCTTAAGTTCTTTATAGTCTCTTCTCCAAAATAGGCTCTAGTAGTTGATCTGCAAAAAGCATGTAATGGTGGAAGATTTCCTCCCGGCATTCCTTTAGATACTTCATACACTTTACCATCATGTTGCCTGCAAGTATCAGAAGTCCTTAAATCCAATGTAGCTACAAAAACATATTTCTTAATGCCACATTCTTTATAACTTTCTATCTCTGCTGCATTAGTTACATAGGTAGTTTCAGTTCTTACCAATCTCTCTGCTGCAAACTTTCCATACTCTGTTAAATCTGCTAGTTCTAAAGCCATCTTCTTAGAGCTCTTACCATTCATAAGTCCAGAAGTAATAACTCCTTCAAGTTTCTCTGCTAATACATCTGTATTCTTCCAAACTCTATCAGAGAAGTGTTTACCACTCCAATTCTGTTTAAGTATTTCCTCTATTGTATCAACTGGCATAGTAGCAAAAGTAAATGCAAGGTCTGTACCTTTTTGTATATCGTATATGTTGCTATAGTAAGCTTTATTGATATTATTAATGTATCCTAGATTACTTTCTCTTACCTCTACATCAGCAACTATCTTAGAATTAATATAAATACTCTCTTTTAATGCTTCAAGCCTTGTAATACGTGCCTTATATGCCCCGCTATTTAATTGGGCCATCATATACTTCTGTAATTCTTTATCTTTAATATCATATATCCTAGATCTAATACTATCTAATTCTTTTTTAGATATCTTAGAATTTAATAGGTCTTTTGCCTCACCAACACTTAAGTCACTACCTAGCTGATATTTATAGAATATTTTATTTATATCCTCATTAATATCCCTTATAGCTTTATCATAAGCCCCATTAATCTTGGCTATAGTTTCATCACTATTTTTATGATATGAGGCCATCCTCTTATTAGCTCTATCTTCCCAATACTTATTACTCTTCAACTACCTCACCATCTTTATTATCATTGTTACTGGATCCGGTATTTTTAAAGTCATATGATCCAAAGGCTTTTTGCTGCTCTACTACCTTTTTCTTATTTTCTTCATCAAGTCTTTTTCTTTCTTCCTCAACATCTATTTCTTCGTCAAATCTTTTAACTCTAGACTCCCATGAGATAAAGCCCTCAGTCTCCTGTGCTATTCTTGCTAATAATTCATCATCAACTGGAAGAGAGCGCTTCATAGTGATATCTATATCAGCAGCATTAACATTTTTAGCTTTTATATTGGAGATATTAGACATTAATTTTAATCTTTGTCTAACACCTTTTTTGAAATATCTTTCCTTAGTTTTACCTAGTTGCTCAAAACCTAAGAGCTTGTACTTCATAGCAACACCTGAAGCATTACCTACAAAGTTTTCATCAGTTAAGCAAGGTACTTTAGAAAAGTCATGAATATCATCTTTTAATGATTTCTTAAGTATTTCTGTTTCCGTCTCATTAAGTTGCTTCACTAGCCATTTAGCATCTCCGCCTTCATCAAGTTCTATTATCTTATTTTCCATGAGATACTTAACAGTTTCACTAACTTCATCTTTGTTATCTCCTAGGCTTTGTCCTACAATAACAAGGAAAGCATCTACTAATTGCTCCTTATCATTTACCCTATCACTTTGAAGCTTATTATAGGCATCAATTAAAGATATTACACTTTCAAAGTCACCTTTCAACTTCTTATTATTCTGATATTCAATTATAGGAACTTCACCAAAATAATGCTCACCCAAATCCAATTCCGTTGGAGAAGTACTACTTAAATCACTAAAGAAATAATATAGTATCTCACTACCTGTATATACATTCACATCATAGCCTTTTAGCGTGTCATCAATATCTCTCTTTTCAAGATAAGTAACTGCAAACATAGGTTTATGCTTTACTGTAGTGTCCGAAACTAAGAAAGTATTTAGAGGGCTTAATGTTGCAAGCTCTGGGTAAGGTACTTCATCGCTATTCATATATAATAATTCATAGCCTACACCCATTATTGAAGCATCTAAGGCTAACTCATTATTGTGTGAATCCTCATCTATTTCAGTAAATATTATATTCAATTCTTCTGCATCATCACCTGAATAACTAACAGGACAACCAAATACATAACCTACAGCCATATCTGTTATATACTCGGCATGATTACATACTAACTTGTTATTAGGTATATTAGCATTATCAAATGCCCTACTTAATATCTTATGTTCTCCATCATAGTAAGCATTGAGAGCATTGTATCTCTCTACTAGAGCTTTATGATTATCTATGCACTTAACTAATAACTTAATAGGGATGGATCCATCTTCATTTAATAACTCTTTATCTTTGTATATTGCCACTAACTATCCCTCCTTTACCTTATTCCTAGCCTAGATTTACTTCCTACCCTAAGCTTATTCTTCTTATTGAATTGTTCTGCAATACCTGTAGTTGCATCTGGAGCATCATCATTCTTATTCTTACCTTCTCTTTGATATGTTGCCATTGCTTTATAATACTCGGGCCACTTATCTCTCCAGTTAGCAGGGTAATAAATATGATCCATTATCCAGGTTGCATTAGATAATATTCTTGCAACTTTGTTTTGGCTCTGGTGGAACCATTCAACTTTTGTTTTATTACTCTTATGGGTCTCTTTAAGAATCCTATCTACTGACCTTGCAAATCCTCTACCACCGTTATTACTTTCTACTAATGCTCTATTAACTTCATTAGTGAATAATCCCTTGGCAGTCTCCTTCTCTGTACTCTCCATGGAATCTTTTGTGTAAAGCACATCTAGTATGTAGGCCTCATTGTTATATTCACCATAGATAATATTGCATAAGTAGTCTTTACCCTCATCAGCAGTATCACAATAACTCTTGATAGAAGTAAATAATGGCTTTTCTTTATCTTTTGGTATATCCGTATATGTCTTAAATCTAGTATACAAACGACCTTTTAAGTCGATAGGCTCTTGCTGATAGTTAGCGCTTGCTATATCTTCCCCCATAGCTCTTTTCTTTGAATTATATGATTTTAGGGAAAGAACCTCAGGACAAAGCATAGTCCCATCATCTTGCAGGGCCTTCATACTTATATGCTTTATCTTCTTGCCCTCTTCTTTATAGTGATCTAAGGCTTTACCTGCTAAATCATCACTGGCCCATCTTGTCATTATTATTATTATCTTTCCGCCTTCTTCAAGACGAGATAACATTGTATTAGTGAACCAATCCCAGTGCTTTTCTTTTACATCTGCATTATAGGCTTCAAGTGAATTTTTAATTAGATCATCTAGGATCATAAGACTAGCACCAAAACCTGTAGCTGTTCCTGTTGGACTTGTAGCTAGATAGTTATTATATCCACCCTCTAATGCCCAAAGGTTCATTGCTCCATCACCACGTTTAATTGTTACTCCTGGGAATACATCAGAATAAACAGGCTTATACTGATCTGCTTTAACTTCCTGAATACTATTTCTAACACCCTTTGAAAACATAGTTGATAATGTTTCATTGTAGGATCCTGTCATTATCTTCTCATTTTTATTCTTGCCCAGGACCCATTCAACAAATAAGCCGGCAGTTCTACTCTTACCATGTCTTGGCGGTTCATTAATTACTAATACCTCATCTTCACCCTCATAGAACTCTTGGAAGGCATTGCATAGATCAACTAAATACTTTCTTTCTGGCTTATAAAAAGTAGGTGCCTTTAAATTGCAATAAAAAAAGAACTCACGTCTTGCAAGTTCACATTTAGCACCTAATTGTATTAATTTATTATCCACTACCTTCACCAACTATCTTTAATAGCTCTTCTTTACTTAATCCTTCATATGGATTATTTATATTACCTGAAAGCTCTACCTTATCCTTAAACATTCCTAGATGCTTTCCTAGTAGCTCTAAGGCTCTAACTTTATCACATGAAGCAACTTCTATCCCGTACTTAGTATTCTTTATACCTGAGATAGCTTTCTTTTTATCTTCTGGTAGATCATCAGTAAGAACTAACTCAACATCATTATAAAAGATTTCTTCCTCTTCTAGTAAATGGCCCTGTGCATCTAATTTATTCTTCATGTAAGACTTTTGAACTATCTTTGCAAAGTCTGTACCATTAGCAAAAGCTATCTTGGCTATTTCATTTAGTACTTTATCTTGGGTTATCTCTGTTCTTTTTTCTCTTTCTTTCATTCTTTCATCTATGAAATCTCTAACCTTAACATTTCTTAACATTCTACTTGCAGCAGCATTAATTGTTTCTTCCTTCTTGCAATTAGGATATGCTGCCTTATAAGCTCTAGTGGCATTGAGGTCCACTAGATATTCATTTACAAATATTTTTTGTTTTGGTGTTAGTTTCATCAATGCCACTTCCTTTCTTATTCTGGTAGTTGATACAGGACTTGAACCTGTGACCACTGAGATATAAGCTCAGGACTCTAACCAACTGAGTTAATCAACTTTATATTTAAATCCAGTAGAAGTTTTAATATACTACATTTGTGTACCGGGAGGTTTCACATCCTTTCATATATTATTTGATCTACTGGCTCCTGCAGGCATAAAAAAGACACCAAGCTTTATATCAGCCGGGTGTCTTTCTATATAGTTTATAAGGAGGTCTAATTAATTATAATTTTTACTAATATCATTATCACATATCCTAAAAGGACAGTCAATTCCACCTAAAAGGACATTATTTTAAGTGTAATTCTTATCATCATTGGCTATATACTTAGCTTTACCCAATTACTAACAGGACACAATTTCACTACTTTTTCAGATATTGATAAATTTTTTTATAATTTTATTCCATCTATACCAAAAAACAAGATACTTAAATCTTCTATTGCTCCTCTTAAGTCTCTCCCCACCGTCTTTATTGTGATATTAAAATACTCCGCAACCATTTCATAGGTGGGTATAATATCGTCTTTTGCTGGATCTATATACATATACTTCACAATATTGTATCTTCTTTCTTTTATCTTACCTTCACTTTTACATATGGCTTCATAATATCCCATGGCTTTATTTATATGACCTACTATGATCAAGGTCCTTATCCTTGTCCTACTTATTGCTTGCACATATTGTTCTTCATCATCTATGCTCTCAACATCATCCAATACGTCTATTACATTTTCTTCATAGATTCTATTGGATGAAGAACTTGCAATCTTATTATGTGCCTTTAGACTTCTGTAGTGCTTAAGTAAAAGGCTAGTATTTCTTAATCTCCTGTCATATCTTTTTGTAGTTTTATAATACTCCTGGTCTTTTACATATTTAATACCTTCTCTTATACCTATTTTTACTGCTTCATCATAAGTTATATTCTTTTGTTCTCCCATACTTATCACTCCTTTATATCTATTTCAATACCTGTTTCTATTTGCCATGCTCTACATATAAGCTTGTTCTTATGCTCTATATTAATATCCTGTATAAGATTAGGCTCCTCTAAATTTAATGCTTGTCTGTGGCACCTCCAAAGAATTAAAATACACATTTGTATTAAATCAAAGGTTTCTCTTATTATCTCTTTAAGATTAAAAAGGGTTTTATCCTCTGAATAATTTAATATAGCCTGGACCGTTTCTTGAAATTCTTCATTTAGTTTTGTAATTATACCTGCAGGTCCTAATGTTGTATTATCAATTTTTAACTTATCGTTCTTCTTAAGTATATGCATTATTAGTTTCATCCTCTATTCCTCCTTAACTTCTTTTAATCTTGCTTTTACTGCTTCAAGTAATATATTTTGATTTACTTCTTTATTCTCCAATGCTCTCATAACATCTTCATCAACTGTTCCTTTAGTTATTAAGAGATTAATTATTACTGATTCCTTTTGCCCTTGTCTGTGTAATCTTGCATTAGCCTGTTGATATAGCTCTAAACTCCATGTAAGTCCAAACCATACAATGATATTTCCTCCATACTGAAGGTTTAAACCATGACCCGCAGAAGCTGGGTGAGTTAAAAGTATTTGTATCTCACCCTTATTCCATTTTGCTATATCCTCTGATCCTTCAAGTACTTTACCTTTAAGCTTATTAATTTCTAAATAATCAAGTATTCTTGATAGATCATGCTGATAGTTATAAAATATTAAAACTGGTTTCCCATTAGCTGCTTCAATAATTTCAAGTAATGCCTTTAACTTCTCTTGATGTATTTCAACTACATCTCTATTTTCTGTATAGATAGCTCCATTAGACATTTGCAATAACTTACCTGTAAGTACTGCTGCATTTGTTGCTGTAATATCTTCTTCACCTATTTCCATAACTAAATCTTTCTCAAATTGCTTGTACCTCTTTCTGACTCCTTCAGGTAGATTAATCTCTATTTTATTATCTATCCTTTCCGGAAGATCTAAATAATCCTCTGCCTTCATGGATATACATATATCACCTATCTTATTATGAATTGCATCTTCTGCACCATCTTTAAGATTCCAGTTATAAACTACATAACCATTACTTAAACCAGGTGAAAAATATTGCTGCTTAAATCCTGTAATAGTCTTACCTAACCTTTTGCCACCATCAAGTAAGTACATTTGTGGCCATAGATCTATTAAGCTATTAGGTGCAGGTGTACCAGTTAATCCAACTATCCTTTTAAGGTAAGGCCTGACTTTCTTTAATTGTCTAAATCTCTTTGACTTGGAACTCTTAAAAGAACTTAATTCATCAATAACACACATATCAAACTTCCATGAATTAAAATAATTTGCTACTAACCAATCTACGTTTTCTCTATTAATTACATAAATATCTGCATCTTTCTCTAAAGCATTTTCTCTTTGCTTAGGCGTACCTAATACCTTTGATATTCTTAAATCTTTAAGGTGGTCCCACTTATCAATCTCAGTGCTCCACGTATCTTCTGCTACTCTTTTGGGTGCTATAACTAATATTTTATTTACATCTCCTAGAAATAATAAATTATCTACTGCAGTTAATGTTGCTACAGTTTTTCCTAGCTCACAGACCCATATCTAAGAATAATCCTGATGATGGATTATCCATGATATGGTTGCATGCGTATTGTTGATATTCATGTGGTATGAATTTCAATACTATTCACCTCCTCTTTCTATTCCCATTTAACTTCGCCTTTATACTCAACTTCGTTATCCCAATCAATTTTCTGTCCACATTCACATCTTGTTTGACTGTTGCCACCACATAAAAATAATTTACAGTTAGGACAAAAATTTGCATACCCTAATTCACTATCATATTTCCACAAAATTGATCCCTCTGTTTTGTTTAACATACACTCTTCCACATCTTTTATAGCCTTTTCAAAATCCTTATTTATAACTGCAGGTTTCTTTTTAACTACTTTACCTCCCATGTTTTCACCACTCTCTCTATAAATTTATCTACACTATCCTTGCTATCTATAAATTTCACTTTGAATCCTAACTTCTCAATTTCTTTTTTCCTGTGTAGCTGAATAGGTCTTGCAACTTTACCTGGTGCCTTAAGTTCTACAAAGTACATACTTCCTCCGGGTAATAGTACAATCCTGTCTGGCACTCCTGTCACTCCTGGACTAACAAATTTATATGCTTTACCACCTATCAGGCTTACTCTCTTTTTTAGATATGATTCGATTTTTGATTCTTCCAAAATATCACCCTCTTTATCTTTAAAGACGAAGTGTACAAAGGTGACACATTTTTCTATATACACGTATTACGTGTATTAGGCACGCACAGACATACACCCATATGCCTA